CAGTCCTGCGGAATACCAAGAGGCATTCGGTCTGAAGTTGACCTGGACGCTTCTGAAGAACCTGAACCAAAACGAGATGGCGAAGTGCTTTACTGGACTGGTGACGCAAGAGTATGTCTTTAGCAATAAGGTATGGTATAACTATACGCCCCAGAATACCCTTGTTCGCCTGGATAAAACGCACCCAGACGGTCTGAAACGCCTGGTGAGCGACTGCCTACAAGAAGAGGCACACAAACTGGTAAAAGACCTGAAGAAAGACCAAGACAATTACACGGCACTCCTGAAACTGGCGGGTGAAACCCACAAGACCTTTGGGAGCAGTCAGTGGATTAACGGCGTGATTGACTTTATCCGAGGTCTTTACACGGACGCCGACCTTTACAAGACAATTGATACGGATATGAATCTACTGGCGTTCTCCAACGGCGTTCTGTTTGATTATGGGACGAAGACGATTCGCCCCATCCAACGGGAGGACAACATTATGCGGACGACGGGTAAGCCCCTTACGCAAGAGAGTTCTAAGGAGAAACGGGAACTTATCCTTGCCGAACTCCTTAACATCTTTAACAACCAAGAAATGGCGAATTACTGGCTGGAAACGGTTGCGATTGCCCTCTTTAACAACTCCTTTGAAAAGATGTATTGTCATACGGGTTCGGGTGGAAACGGCAAGGGTGTGCTATTCGGTATGTTGAAAGAAACACTGGGAGAATACTACTACCAAGCACCGAACGAGTTTCTGACGACGACATACAAAGCCGACGCACCGAACTCTATCCTGGCGAACGCCCGAGGAACACGCATCTTTATGACGAGCGAGCCGTCCTCTGAGAATGCCGACGGACGAGGAATGAAACTATCCACCGACCTGATTAAGGCACTGTCGGGCAGAGATGATATTAACGCACGAGATTTGTTTGAGTCGGCAAAGAGCCCCTTCATTCCCACTTTCACTACCATCCTTCAGTGTAATACGATTCCCGATTTTACGAGAGTGGACGGTGGTCTGCGTCGCCGTTTTGAGAAGATGGATTACCCCAACAAGTTTGTGGAAGAGCCGACCCGCAAGAACGAGAAGAAGGTTGATTATGACCTGAAGAAGAAACTGACTTCCTACGAGGTGGTGAACGAGTTTATGCTACTGTTGTGGGACACGGCGAAGTCCTTTACGGTATTTCACCGTCCTGCGTCGGTGAAGGAGAGCACCAAGACCTTCCTGGACGACGCCGACAAGGTGTTGTGTTGGTTGGAGGAGAAGATGGAGAAGACGGACAAACTGCCCGCCGTTGGCGAGCGAATCACGAAAGCCGAGGCGGTGCGTCTGTTTATCGCCGACACGGGACTTCGCATTACGCCAAAGAAGTTTCACGACCAGATGAAAGTGAACGAAGTGGAAACTAAGAAGATTGGGTCAGAGTATTACCTCCTGAAGCGACTGCCCGAGCCAGAAGCCACTCAGTAAAACGACCCCTTCTTATTTTTATTCCAATCACAAATCTTAAAAAATTGATTGCGTCTTAAACTTAAAATAAAACTATCATACTCCGGTAGAATGGAAGCCACCGACAAGACCGAAAAACGCAAGGAGCAACTACGCCAAGCACAGATTCGCTACAGACAGAAGCAATTAGCGAAAAAGAACAACGAGGAAACGCAACAAGCAGTAATACAGGCTGAGCCTGAGAAGACAAAGGAGATTCCAAAGTCTTATACCGCCGAATACCGTCAGAACTACTACAAAGCCTATTACGAAAAGCATAAGGATAAACTACTGACCCGCTCTAAAGAGCGGTATGTGAAAAAAGCGGAGCGTGTCCCAGCCGAGGAAAAATAATCCGTCCGAGCAATAGATATGGTGGATTATGTTATTTTTGAGAAGAAGGCGGAGGGAGAGCGTGAACCGTGGTCGTATGAAACAGTGCTTACCTTCTGTAAGGAGCAGGAATGGACTCCCCTTACGGTTTCCGACGAAATCCAATTTGTTGTCGTAAAGATGAGCGAGCGTGAAGAGGATAAACTTGCCCGCCTGGTGGAAATCACGCCCACGATTACCTTTATTGTGCGGGACGACCCCTCTACTGATGAGTTCTTAACTCTGGAAACCTATAAACGCCCAGAGAATGTGAGAGAGCCTGTGCTGGACGACCTGAAGATATGTGAGTAAAGCGTATTTTTTTCTAATACACATTACGAGTCAGTCTAAAAAGACCCACCCGTAAGTTGTATGACTTATAAAATGACCTGAATACCCTATCACAGTTTTTTGGCTTTTGCGTTAAGGTCAGCGGATTTCTCTTTTACCCACCCAGAAAGGTTCTCTACTTCTGCGGGAAAGTGAAGGTCTTTCAGCGATACAACCGCCTTCTGAATGGTCTTTGGGTCTTGGTCTATCTCCAGCACCTTCTCTATCGCTTCCAGACGGCTAATCGTTTGGTATTCTTCCCCCAATTCGCCGTTAAAGATGCGACTAAGGCGTAGGAGTCCCTTCTTGTCGCCTTCTGCTTTCAGAATGTTAAACTTGCGTTTTAGAATCTTATACCACTTTTTCTCTTTCGCCAAGTCTTTTATGTCTTTACGCAAGGAGGCAATATATTCTTCTGGCGTTTGTGTTTGGTCGGACACAGCGTATAAGATACTCACTTCTGAAAAGAACCCACTGATACGAGCGATAAGGTCTAATTTTACATAATCCAGTTTGTCAAAGACTTTGTCCCACACTTCCCGTTTCAAGTGTCCACCTGGGAACACCCTAATCTTGCGACCCGCCAGCGTTTGTAGTTTTAGTTCTACGAACCATAAATCGTCTGCTCCTTCTATTGTGGTAAGGAGTTCGGTGAGAAAATCGTAGAGTTTGTCCTTGTCTTTGGGGACGGTGGTGAAGAGGTCATAGTCTGAGGGGTATTTCTGGGAGGTAAGGGAGGCAGACCCCTTTAGTTCTACCTTGCTCTTAGGGTATTGTAATAGCCTGATTAGTTTTTTCAGTTCGGCGGAATAATCCCGTTCGGGACGACGCTCTAAGACATCCATTTATAGAGGTAAACATTTTACATATAAGAATGAGGACGGGCAACTGGGCGGGTGTAGTAATGCTCGTTGCGTCGGTCGTCAAAGTCAAGGGCTTCGCCGTCTGAATCGGACTCAGAACCGGAACTGGAACTGGATTCGGAATCTCGGAAACCGTAGTTTTTGCGTAGCGTGCCGAGTCCTCGGGTCGCCACACCAGAGCCGTATTTCTCATCATCCCCCGCAGAAGAGGGTAAAATCTCTTCAATCAACGGGGAACGCTTTAGTTCCATTCCTGATTTCCCGTCAATAAACACCTTCTTCGGGCGTAGAAGGGCACTTACCACAGAACTGGATGACGATAATAGGCGTGTTGCCTGCTCGTCCTTCTTTCGTAGTTCTTGGCGTAGTGCTTCCATATTCGGCGGGATAAGTCGTCGCATCTCTTCTCGTTCCCGAATCTGTTCTTGTCGTGCGGACTGGCTCTGGTCGGGGATAAGAAGGTCACGGATAAACTCGTTCTGTGCTTTTATTCTCGCATATTCTGCCTGTTTCTCCCTTACCTCCGCAAGATTTTTATTGTATTCCGCCATCTCTGTTCGGTATGCCTCAATACTGGGGGAGTTAAGGAGGCTTGGTAGGGTAGGCTCTAATGGAATCTCTCCTTGTAGTTCAAACATCTTCTCGGCTTCTTCTGGGGATAGTTCCACGCCTCTCTGAATCGCTTCAATCTCTTCTGCTAAAATCTTGTCCTCGTTCTCCAGTTTTTTAATCTGTTTCTCCAGTTCTTTAGCGTCCTTAAAGAGTTTTTCTGACTTGCGAATTGCTCGGATGTCTTGTTGGCTATAGCGATTCTTTATTTCTGGAAGGACTTCGTTCTTCATCTTCGCCAACGCATCCTTTTGCTGGTTAAGTGGTAGTTTAATAAGAGATGTTCGTAGGGCGGATGGGATTCTAAACCCCATCTCTTCTTCTAAGGCAGTCAGTCGTCCACTAAAGTCGTCCTCTGGAAAGTCGGGAACATTCTTCATACCGTTAGAGAGTAGCCAGTTGGCGTTGGGTATGCGTTCTTTAATCATAGCAATATCAGACGCCGACAGATTCTCAAACGCATTCTTAAAGGCGGTATTTAACACATCTACCGTAAGTAGGTCGGGCGTTGCCGTATTGTCCTTGTCTGCTTCTTCCTTAATAAACTGATACACGGCATAGGTTCGTAGAAAATCTAACGACGCACCTGTAAGGGATTTGGGGTAGGAGGTAGGTTCGTCTTCTTCTAATTCTGCCTCAAAGTTCATAAACCCAATCACGCCATTTACTGCCTGTAGTAGACCATAAGTAATTGCTTCCAGATTAGGGAGGAGTGCCTGGAGTTGGATGCGAATGACTTGTAGGGATTCACGACTGAGCCCTGGGGTGTGAGCGGAGCGAGCGATACTGTTATACAGCGGTATAACATCTCCCGTGTTGGTAGATTGTTCTATCGCTTGGATGACGGACTGGGAGAACTTCGGGTCTTGGAACTTCTTCGCATTCTGTAGGAAGAACTCCAGACTGCCGAGTTTTTGCTCTATCGTCTTGTTAATCCCCTCAACTGCCTTATCTACATTCACCTCTACCGCTAAATCACGCTCTGTCTTTGGCTTAAGAGTGTCGGGAAACACAGCGACCTGCTTTCGGGTTCTGTCAACCACCTGGCTATGAATGTTCTTAAAGACATCCAATATCTCCATATTCTGCTTTTGTCGGAGTGTATCCATTTATTGGGGTGATAGAATATTATTTGGGAGAGTAGGATGAGTAGGGTGGAAAACACCCTTTTTTACTAAACCCCTCTAATAGACCGTCTTTATGAAGATACTTCCTGAAAATGACCTATTTTTCATCCTACTCATCCTACTTCTTATAGAGTCCCTCTGCCTTTACGATTTTAGAAGCCTGAATCATCTTTACACCACGCTCCTTCATAATCTTCTTTACAATCTCCGCACGAGCCTTACGACCGTCGCCACACATATCACCTCCTCCCACCGTGCGGTCAGTCATACCCGAAAGGTTCTTACCGCCAGACGCACCGCCACCTGAAACACCCTTACCTTCCTTCTTCAGTTTCTTCTCTACTGCCTTCATTACCTTCATCTCTGCTTTGGAGTGAGGTTTACCGCCACCGTATGAGCCCCGTAGTTGTGCCTCTGGTGGGACACCATTCGCAAGGACAACAGAGGAGGCGGGCATAGCCAGAAGAGCGTTCTGTTTCGGTTCTATCAACTCCTTTTTCTTACCCGACCCCTTCGGACGACCACGACCACGACCCGCCAGACGCTGTGAATTACCCTTTACTGGGTAAGGGTCGGGATTGCCGAGAATCGCACCACCAACCACTGGCTGAGGAACTTCCTGACCCAGACCGTGGAGAAGAAGGTGGGGGACAAGACCTACTACATCTGAAACACCCTCCTTTAGCGAATCCCACCACGAACCGCCACTCATATCACCCGAACCCTTCATTTTCTCGTGTTCCTTCAACATTTTACCGAGCATACGACCAAAGAGGCGTGCCTTCTTGTGGTCTGGTTTACCTGAGCCAAAGGGATTCACATAATCTACTGCCTTACCAATATCTGAACCCAAATCTTCAAATCCGTGGTAGATGTCGCCAAACAGATTACCACCTGACGCACCCGCACCTTTCTGATAGACGGCAGAAACGCCCTCGGAGTGTCCGTCACCCCTATCACGAAATGTTCCTTCGGCGAAGCCGTTGCCTCCGCTCATCCCTTCACTACTGTTTCCCAAATAATATACCGCAGGCAACGATAGGTTGTCATTAACAACATTGTCCTCGGCGTCCCGTTTAGAAGCATTCCCCATTTGGAATAGAACACCAGCAGATGAACCACCCCCCGCATAACCACCCCTACCATCTACTGGAGAGTAGGCATAAAGGGTAGAAAAGCGGTCATTATAACGGTCTACCGTTCGTGCGATTCCACGATTGTATGCGTTGTCGTAAGGCATTGTTTTATTATACAGAAGATAATAAAATAATTCCGATATTGCCGGGATAAAAATTAGCAACCCTGGACGGAGGCAATCTGTGATTGGGCGACTTCATTTACCCAATAAACACGGAACTGACTCGTGTCATCACCTGGTGCGGACAGAGATGTAAGGGTAATTGTCGCAATACCCGCAACGGCTGGAGGACCCACAGTGGGGGTAGTTGCCCCTTGAACGGCACATACACCGCCCGGATTACCGCCCGCAACGGCACGAACAACGCCAATAATTCTGGAGCAAGCACCGAGATAGTTGGGGATGGCGGCGGCGTTGACAGACTTACCAACCGACAGAGCGGGCATCAGAACCGAGTAGGTTGGGGATGACTCGGGAGCGATTTCTGCGTTACTCATTCTTTTCTACTGGAGTGAAAACATTTTATTTCGCCATCAGTCGGTCGGCGAGTTTCATACGAGCACCGCCCGAAGAACCGCCACCCGAAACGCCACCGCCTGAAGCACCGTAGCCCATAGCACCAAGAGCGGAGTGAGCCATCTTCGCAACCGGGTGACCCGACTTGCCGAGTTCCTCCTTGCCGTGCTTGAGGAGGTGAGGGAGAACCTTGCCCGCCACTGACTTGAGTGAGTCCAAGAAGCCACCGCCAACCATACGCTTGACGGAAGACTGATACATAGGCTCTTGTGCCGAAGCCTCCAACACATCCTGTTTCGTGAGAATACCTGTGTAAGTGCTGGAAGTTCCACGCTCGTTCACGAACAGACCAGAGTTCATACAAATTAATACAATCTCTGGGGTAATAGCATACGGAAACTGGTTCGCCACCTGTAGTTGAATCTGAAGGTTGAAGTTGCCGAGAGAACCGCTGGCGTAGTAGTCTTCTGTGAGTTGAATGTCCTTACCGAACTCCAGAATGAGGAGTGAACCCGAGGTCGCAATCTTACGACCGCAACCAGTGACCGGGTCGGGTAGGGTGGCGAAGCCAGCGAACTCTTGAAATGATTGATTGGAACCGTTCTCCACCGAGTAGCGATACAAATCCTGCTGGGTCGCCGACGAGAGAATACCCGACTGGTTGTTGAAGTTGATAGAAACACCACGAATCGTAAGGAAGGCGTCTGGCTGACCCCACGCCGTTGAGCCAAGGGGATTGCGAACCTGGATGATTAGTTTGTCTGGAATCTGGTTGAGTTGAAGGGACGAAGTGCTGAGGGTCTGTGTTCCCTGCTGGACGCCCGAAGAAGCAGACGGGATAAAGCCATTGAATGGAATTTGTGGAGCAGTAATGAACCGAGGCAATTCGTAGAAGGGAACACAGTTGCGTGCGGGCATTAGGTCGGATGGGTGAGGCGTGAGGAAGTTAAACAGGAGTTGCGTGGCGGAGAACGACTGAACGACCATAGACGAGATGAAGGTAGAGCCGAGAGGGCTGACTGACTGAGCGTTGGTGTAGTTCGCTGTTCGCCATACACGGGAGCAATCGCCGATATTAAACACAAAGTTCATATTCTGAACGCCATAGAACGCCTGGTTGTTGCTCTTTGGGTCAGCAAAGATGAAGGGCGACAAGAGCAGAGGCTCAGTGGAGGTAAACTGAATGTAAATATCCTGCGAACCGGGAAACGCAATCGGCGTTGGGGCAACCAGAGGGTTGGAGAGAACACCATTCACCAACGAGGTGGAAATGCCGTCAATTACGAACGCACCACGCTGGTAGAGGTCGTTGTCGGAAGCGTTGCCCCACGAACCAAGGGAGTTCAGGTTAGAGCCAACGCCCGCCTTGTAGTCCGCCAGCAAGTCCGGAGCAACTGGGGTATAACCGTTATAACGCTGAAGTTCACGGCGGTCGTTAAAGCGGAGGAGGGCTGGGAGAACATCACGAATGTTAATAGACACGGAGTTGTTGTTAATAGTAGCCGTCATCACCGTAGCCAACTGGTGGAGCGGAAAGGCGGAAAGAGCGTCGCTGACGGCAACATTCAGGGGCATCTGACCGGCGTTCAGAGCCGTGCCGGTCACTGTTGCCTTCAGAATCACCGTAGAACGCAATAGAACTCGTCTATCAATAAGCGTCTGTTCGCTGGGAACTTGGATGTTAAAAGTAATGGACGACGGGGTAGACGAAATTGCCTGGAAAGTGGCTGGGGTTACATTCTGTCCGCCCTTGTGGACGGCATACTCAACGGCGTCAGTCACATTCAGACGGTCATCTTTCACGAGAACTTTCTGGAAATCCTGCGACATTTGGTTTCTATACTCCCCCTACAAAAAAATCTCAGAGGTAGAACTCGTTTTGCGTCGGGGGGAAGTGAAAAGAGAGTGGGGTGAGTAGGGTGGAAAATAGCCCTTTTAGGAAACCTCTCCTAAGGAACTTCTCC